ACGTAGAGCAAGTTTCCTTGCTCGTATGGGTAACGCTGCAGGACCTGAGCGCAAGCCTAATGGAGAGCCAACTCGTTTGCTTTTATCTTTGCAAGCGTGGGGAGCATCTAGTAAAGAAGATGCTAAAAAGAAAGCGGCAGGAATATCTGCTCGCAACAAGACTAAGAAGAAGTGAGGTAGCGTAGGTGCCACTAGGTATTGCAGGTTCAACATTAAACGACGAGTTAAATCGTCTCGCAAACGGGGGCACCTACCCTGCTATCTCTGCCTATCTTGACCAGGCAGCAGCAGCTAGAGCGTGGGCTGCAGCAAGAAGCGTAGCGTTAGGTTCAACTACAGATACAGTAGGAGTACTTAACCTAATCGGTGGTTTAACATCACCTGCTGTATGGCTAGACATTGCTGGTATCTGCAACAAGATTGCTAGCACAACTCAGCTAGAACCAGCAGCAGCATTGCGTCAGGTGCTCACCTAATGACAGCAACCTATAACCTCGTATGCCCACAGGCTACAACATTTACATTTGCTTTTAGACCACAGACAGATGGCACTAATTGGAACTTAACCAATTACACCGCAACTATGACAGTGCGACCATTTGCTGGATCTACTACAACAACATTATTGGCAACAACTGCCAACAGTAAGATTTCTATTAACACATCTACATCAGTTGTAACAGTAACTTTTAATGCAACAGAGACTGATATTTTTGCAGAGTCTTATGTCTATGACTTTGTATTCTATTCAGGTTCAGTGACAACAAGACTTTTAGAAGGTAAATTTATTGTGACTGCGGGGGTAACGGTTTAATGCCAGAGACAATTGTAATTATTGAATCTGCTCAACCGCAGACATCTGTAGTTTTTTCAGCAGACCAAGGACCACAGGGAACACCTGGTAACACAGGACCTACAGGTCCAGCAGGAGCAACAGGACCACAAGGAGCAACAGGTGCAACAGGAGCGACTGGATCTACAGGTAATACTGGAAGCACAGGCCCTACGGGAGCAACTGGGGCAACTGGATCTCAAGGGTCTACTGGCCCAACTGGACCAACTGGAAGTACCGGATCTACAGGACCTACGGGAAGTACAGGACCGACAGGTCCACAAGGGGCCACAGGATCTACAGGCGCTACGGGTTCAACGGGAGCAACAGGCAGCACAGGACCAACAGGTCCTACAGGAAGTCAAGGATCTACTGGACCAACGGGTCCCACAGGTGCCACAGGAAGTACAGGTTCTACAGGTCCCACAGGGCCTACAGGAGCCGCAAGCACAGTAGCTGGACCTACAGGTCCAACCGGCGCGTCAGGTGCCACAGGCCCTACAGGGCCTCAAGGAGCGACAGGAGCGACGGGTGCAACAGGTTCAACAGGTGCTACCGGTTCTACTGGTGCTACTGGCGCTACTGGTTCCACCGGTGCTACTGGTGATGCTGGCCCAACTGGACCGACTGGAGCGACAGGTTCAACTGGAGCTACGGGTGCAACTGGCGCAACAGGAAGCCAAGGACCGACTGGCCCAACAGGAGCCACAGGAGCAACAGTAACTGGTCCAACAGGACCAACTGGACCAACGGGAGACACAGGACCTACAGGTGCTACGGGTGCTACGGGTGCAACAGGACCTACTGGTCCATTACCACTTCTTTATGTTTCAGCTTTTAACGGTGCAACTGGTGCTGTCTTTGGTGTTAATAGTTTTAATGGCGCAACGGGTGCAGTAACTGGTGTCTCATCAGTTAATGGTTCAACTGGCGCTATTACAAGCGTAGCCTTAACAACTGGTAACTTATCTCAGTTTGCTGCTACTACTTCTGCTCAATTCAATACTGTTATTTCAGATGAAATTGGCACAGGAAACGTACTTCTTTCAGACTTGGCTACTAGTGCTCAAACTGCTTCTTATACTTTAGTTCTAACCGACAAAGGTAAGTTAGTTGAAATGTCTAACGCTTCTGCTAATAACTTGACAGTTCCGCTCAATGCAACCGTGGCTTACCCAACAGGTTCCCAGATCAATATACTTCAAACTGGTGCTGGCCAGACTACCGTTGTGGCTACAGTTGGCGTAACTATTAACGCTACCCCTGGATTAAAGCTACGTGCCCAGTGGTCATCGGCAACACTTATTAAACGTGGAACCGACACGTGGGCACTTGTTGGAGATCTTTCAGCGTAGTATTAGCCTATGAAAGTTAACGAGTATTTTGACAAGGTTGTGGTGATAAACCTTGACCGCAGGAAAGACAGACTTGAAAAGGTGGATGCCCAGTTGCAAGAACTGGGTATTACCTATGAACGTTTTAGTGCTATAGATGCTAAGGCATTGGACATAGATCCGATACAGGCTTGCAGGCAAAGCCACATCCAAGTACTAGAAGAGTCAGTTGGTAAGACGCTTATCTTAGAAGATGACGCTTGCTTTATGGAAGGCTTTAATGAACGCTTTACTGAGTTCGTTGAACTATTACCTAAAGACTGGCATATCTTTTATCTAGGCGCAGTGCTGTTAAACAGTGAGCGTTGCAATGACATAATGGTCAGAGCAATGGATACATCATCACTGCACGCTTACTGTGTAAATCCTGAGTTCAAAGAGATTGCACTAGAACAAGGTAGAACATATCCAGAGCACATAGATGTTGCTTATAGATTATTACACCGACAGTACAGATCATATGCTGCAAAGCCACCAATGGTTAAGCAGTATCCAAGTTACTCGGATCTAATGCTAGAAGATGTTGACTATATGAGTTGGTACAAATGAAAATAGCCGTATACACAATCGCACTGAATGAGGAGAAACACGTTGAACGATGGTATGAGTCTTGTAAAGACGCAGACTATCTCCTCATTGCAGACACAGGATCAACCGATAGAACCGTTGAGGTTGCACGAAATCTTGGCATTAAGGTTTACGAGATATTTGTTTCGCCATTTAGATTCGACGATGCTAGGAACGCGTCGCTAGCATTACTACCAGCTGATGTGAATTACTGCATTGCACTGGATATGGATGAGGAGTTAACTCCTGGTTGGCGTGAAGCATTAGAGAAGATCGACCCTAGTATTGATAGACCATACTACCGTCGTATCGAAGCCTTTAATGAAGATGGCACTGCTAACTTAGAGTTTAATGGATTCAAAATCCATAGACGTACAGATGTGCGATGGAAGTATCCTATCCACGAAGTACCACATTGGGATGCAGAACGTGAAGAGATTAAAGGCGAAGTACCAGGATTAGAAATCCATCACCGCCAAGATAAAGCTAAGTCACGAGCACAGTATTTAGAGATGCTAGAGATGGCAGTTAAAGAAAACCCTGATGCTCGCAACTCATACTACTTAGGTAGAGAGTATTTCTATTACAAGAGATTTGATGAAGCAGCCAAGATGCTTAAAGCATACTTGACTATCTCAGTCTTTCCGGAAGAACGCAGTGCAGCCTGCAGAACGCTGTCTTTCTGCGAACCTCATATGGCAGAAGAGTGGTTAATAAAAGGAACAGAAGAACACGCTAACCGTGAATCTGTATTAGGACTTGCCCATCACTATTACAAAACACAGCAATGGGAAGAGTGCTTGCTTGTTAGCAAGAAGGCACTGCAATTTACTGAAAGACCTATGGGTTTCTTATCAGAGAACTGGGCGTGGACCCATATGGCTGATGACCTCATAGCAGTATCAAGCTGGCAACTGGGAGATTTTGAAACAGCGCTAGTGCACGGAGAAAAGGCGTTAGCAATAACACCTGATGATGAAAGATTACAAACCAACGTAACGTTCTATAGGAGCAAGATAGATGCCAAATCTGGGACAACTAGTAAGCGAAGTCCAAAGTAACCTGCAGGGTTACACACTTCGTCAAGACCGCATTACTTGGCTCGCCACAACAGGCGGCATCTCAGCTACTGACCTGACCATTCAAATTGGTTCAGCAGATAACCTTGCTAAAGGTATTGTCCAGATTGACCAAGAACTTATTTGGGTTAACTCTTTTGATCGTCAGAACTTAACACTTAGCGTTGCTCCTGGCTTTGGTCGTGGTTATATGGGTACAACTCCTAGCCCACACTCACAAAATGCACAGGTAATTCTTACTCCTACATTCCCAATAACAATGATTCAGCAAGCGCTCAATGACACTATTAACTCTTTGTATCCAAAGTTGTTTGGTGTAGCGCACACAACATTCCAATACAACGCAGCACAGATTACATATCCACTACCAGATGATGCACGTGATGTGCTCTTTATTTCTTGGCAAACACCTGGACCATCACGTGAGTGGCTACCAACTAATCGTTGGCGTATGGACCGTATGGCAAACGTAGCAACATTTAATACTACTAAGACGGTGAACATCTATGATAAAATTGTCCCTGGTCGTACCGTCCAAGTCTATTATTCCATTATCCCAAATAATCTCACTAACAATAATGACGACTTTGCTGGTGTTACGGGACTACCGGAATCTTCCAGAGATGTCGTTACACTTGGAGCTGCGTACAGACTTCTCAGTTATATTGATACGGGTCGCATTAACCTCTCCAGCGCCGAAGCAGATCTAGCAGATACCAAGTTACCTTCAACTGCTGGCGCCTCTGCATCTAAATATATCTTTGCTCTTTACCAGCAACGTCTGCAAGAAGAGTCAGTTAAGTTGCAAGATCGTTTCCCAATCCGAGTTCACTACACCAAGTAAGGCAGCCTAATGACACGTCTATATTCCTCGACATCAGTTGAAACGATTCTATCTTCTGGTATTACTAGTTCGCAGACCTCTATGGTAGTTGCTACTGGTACTGCTACAACACTACTTGGTGGTGTAACACTTGCTGCAGGTAACGTCGATCAATTCACAGTGGCTATTGACCCTGACACAACTAACGAAGAAATTGTATTCATTACTGGGGTATCCGGCGATACATTTACAATCGTTCGTGGACGTGCAGGATCTACTGCAATTACTCACGCATCAGGTGCGACGGTGCGCCACGTACTAACTAGCGATGACCTTAACTTCTTTAAGACAGCAATTCAGCCAACAACCTTTACAGCTAAGGGACAGCTACTTTCAGCATCTTCTAGCGGAACTACATCAGTAGTAAGCGTTGGTACTAATGATTATGTTTTGACTGCAGATAGCACACAGACTGCCGGACTTAAATGGGCAGCAGTACCAACGACTAGTCTTAATTTAACTCTTAACGCTAAGACTGGTTCTTATACACTGATCTCATCAGATGTCAATAAATTGGTTACAGTTACTAGTGCTTCTGCTTCAACTATTACTATTCCTAACGGAGTCTTTACTGTAGGACAACAGATCAATGTAACATCACTTGGTGATGGATTAGTAACGATTGATTCAGATGGAACAACAGTTCTTAGATATACACCAGGAAGCGTGCTTCGCACAAAGTATTCAGCAGCAACAATCATTTGCATAGCAACTAACACCTTCTTAATTGTGGGAGATTTGAGCGCCTAATGCCAATACTTGGAATCATTGCATCACGTGACGGTGGTACACCCACCGCACCTACAATTGGTACAGCAACTGCTGGTAACGCATCAGCAACTGTCGCCTATACAGCATCTACTTATACAGGTAAGGGTGCTGCTACATATACAGCTACATCTAGTCCAGGTGGATTTACTGGAACAGGTGCAAGCCCTATAACAGTTTCAGGTTTAACTAACGGAACTGCCTACACATTTACAGTTAAAGCTACATCTACTACTGGTGAAATAGCTACATCTGCTGCATCTAATTCAATAACTCCTGCTAATCCAGTAACACCTACCGTTGAATACTTAGTCATCGCAGGTGGTGGTGGCGGTGGCGGCAAATCATCCGCAACCAGCGGTGCGGGCGGTGGTGGCGGTGCGGGTGGATTCTTAACTGCAACAGGTTTTAGCGTTACTTCTGGAGTTGCTTTGACCGTTACAGTCGGTGCTGGCGGTGCGGGACAATCAACAAACATAACCGCTGGAAATGGCACAAATTCTGTTTTCTCATCTATTACATCAACCTATGGCGGTCAAGGTTCTTGTTCTTTCCCTGCAGGAGGCACTGGTGTAGGACAAAATGGTGGTTCAGGTGGAGGCGGTGTTGGTACTGCTGGAACTGGAACTGCTGGACAAGGTAATAACGGTGGTAAAGCATTTACAGGTTCAAATGTTGCTGGCGGCGGTGGCGGTGCTGGTGGAGCTGGTGGCAATACAGGTTCAACTACTGGCGGTACTGGAGGCGCGTTCACAACAAGTTCAATTACTGGTACTTCGACAGCGTATGCAGGCGGCGGTGGTGGCGGTGCGTCAGGTACGGGCGGAACAAGCGGCGGTGCGGGTGCTGGTACTGGTGGATCAACTGCCGACGGGTCAAATGCTTCAATCGCAAACAGAGGATCGGGCGGTGGCGGTGGTGGTAATGGTACGCCCACACCAATCCAGACGGGCGGCAATGGTTCGTCTGGTTTTGTTTGCATCCGTTACGCAGATACTTATTCACTTGCTACATCAACTACAGGTTCACCTACTATTACAACTTCAGGCGGTTACAGAATTTACCAATGGACAGGAAGCGGGAGCATAACTTTCTAATGGCACACTTTGCAGAACTAGATGAAAACAATGTAGTTAAACAGGTAATTGTTGTACACAACAACGAACTGCTAGATAAAAATGGTAATGAATCTGAGCAAAAAGGCATTGACTTTTGTGTAGCACACTATGGTGGTACCTGGATTCAGACATCTTACAATTGTAATATACGTAAGAATTATGCTGGAACGGGGATGATTTATGACCCAGTACGTGATGCTTTTATTTTATTAAAACCTTTTGAGTCTTGGGTGTTGAATGAGGATACTTGCCAATGGGAAACACCATTCCCGTATCCAACAGATGGTAAAGAATACATATGGGATGAAGCAACAATAAATTGGATCGAAGTACCTACAGAAGACTGGCAGAGTTAAGAGTAGTTTTTCTTGGACCAAATGTTTTTCATATAATGATTAACAATAGTGGCACCAAAATTTCTATCCTCTAGTTTTTGATACTCACCATCTTTAAGGTATGAGTACTCTGCTTTCCAGTCAGAACGCTTGAAAGGTATGACCTGAACTATAGGTGTGCCCTTTTCAAGTATCCCTTCAAAATCATTAGTAAACCAAACAGGGGGCAGTATCTCAAGGTTGCTTCTGTCGGTATCAATGACTGCTGGAATTGCCTGAACACCAGTTTGGCGGTAACCAAATGGTTGAGTTACTAAACAAGAATAACCTTTAGGCGTAATGATTCTCCATTTGTTCATAAACTTAAAGACTTGCGAATTAAAACCTACAGGTACTTGGACTTCTTCCCTTGCTTGATGTCCGTGTTCTTGAAACACTGGTTGCGTTGTACGCCAAGTAATCAGTTTATTTGAACCTTCGTTTTTAACTTGCACATCAGACCATAAAGGAATGATGTAGCCAGAGGTAATAGCATCTAACATTGGTACACATTTCTTAGGGCCAGCGTTAGATACAGCATTTCGTACAATTAACTTTTTACCTTCGGGATTATCTTCGCTTTTGCTATAAGGAGTCATAGCTTTCCACCAATCAGGCACAGCCTGAGTTGCAGGGTATGGACGAGGGGCTACTTCCCAGCCGTATTCATCTCTTGCTTCAAATTTAATAATCTGTTTCATACTCAAAAGATACCATAAGGAGACACAATGGCCTACGGCTCAGACATAACGGATGCAATTCCCTATCCGTTATCCAATCCCCTTGGTAATCAAACCTACGCAGCTACAGGCATAGCCTATGATGTAGCCTTTGCCGGTATTCCGTTCTTGCTATCTACTAGCGATGAAACTCCTTATCGTAGGGTCACTGCTCAGTACCGTAAGAACCAAGTTGATATGAGCCGTGAGCCAGGTGAGCAGACGCTTACTGGTTGGTGGCTACGATCACAGTCTAGCTTTCACCTAGGTCAAGGCGTTAAGTTCTTTGAGCCACAGCAGGATGAATCCCTTCGCTTCCAGTTTACCTATAGCAAGGGCCTTGATGTCTGGACCAAGGGACAGGCAACCCTGCTTAAAGATGTAGACAACTACCACTTCACAACAGGCAACTTACAGAACAACAAGCGTCCATTGCAGATTATGCGATCTATTAGACCAAGCTGGACGGTTACTAATAAAGCACTGACATCTAATGTAGCAACGCTTACCATTGGTACTCACCTACTAACTGTCGGTTCTACTATCAATGTGGCTAACATTGACGCTACCTTTAATGGTACCTATGTACTTACAGCAGTAGCTGCAACAACTATTTCTTATGCTTGTACTGCAGCAAACGTTACCTCAGTAGCAGCAACAGGTCGTGTAACTCAAGACTCAATACTTCTATGGGACTCCTACGATGTAGACAAGATTGATGTGGGTGGCAAACTAACCCATTTTGTTGATTACACAGCAGGCACAGATGACCCAGTTTATGCTATGTGTGATGATGGAACCTATGCCTATTGGGTAACTAATAAGACATCCGGTGGTGCTAACAAGATCCACGTTTACAAGAAGCCACTCATTGGTGACTCAACCACCGCAGATACTTTGATGTTTAATGCTACTGGTATCACAGCAACTAACGCTGTTATTGAATTTACCAAAGAACGTCTTGTGATGGTAGTTAACAATTCGGTTTACGAGTTTGCAACTACTGCAACTGCTTTACCTACAGCAGTTTATACTCACCCTAGCACTGACTTTGTTTACACTAGCATAACATCTAGTGGTGCTGCTATCTACCTTGCAGGATACAACGGTATCCAATCAACTATCCAAAAATTTACACTAACTACTGCTGGTGCTATGCCTACGTTGACTAGTGCTATTACTGCAGCTGAACTTCCAGTAGGTGAGATTGCATTCCGCATCTATTATTACCTTGGCTATATGGCTATTGGTACAAGCCTTGGCTTGCGCGTTGCAGATGTATCTGTCAACGATGGTTCATTGGCTTATGGCCCACTGATCTTTGAGACAACTCAACCAGTCTATGACGTTGCAGGTTATGACAAGTACCTATGGTGTACTACAAATGTAGATGGCAACCCAGGAGTTACTCGCGTTGACTTAGGTCAACAGGTAGGAACTAGCCTTGTCTTTGCTTACGCTTGGGATCTGTACGACCCAGATACTACTGGCTTTATTACTACTGCGTGTTCTTTTGTGGGTAACACAGCACGCCTAGCATTTTGTACTGCTAACAATGGTACAACTAACGGTAAGAACTACATTGAAACAGCTACACGCTTGACACCAACAGGCACAATGCGTACTGGTTACATCCGTTACAACACCCTTGAGAACAAGATCTTTAAGTTCTTGCAACCACGTTATGATGCAACAGATGGTGCACTTAACATTTACTCTATTGATTCCACCAATACTGAATATCTGATTGGGCAATTTGAACAAGGCGCAGTAGTTACACAAGTTGGTATTCCATACCCAAATACTCCACAACAGTATCTTGGCTTTAAGTTTGTAATGAATCGTTCAGATAATGACTCATCTTCTGGACCGTTGTTTACTGGGTACCAGGTGCGAGTATTGCCATCTATCCCACGTCAGCGTTTGATTCAATACCCAGTAGAACTTTATGACTTTGAGATGGATAAGTTCAATAACCCATCAGGTTATGAAGGCAATGCCTATAACCGTTTGCTAGTTATGCAAGGCGTTGAAGATCTTGGAGACTTAATCAAGGTAGAAGACTTCCGTACTGGCGAGTCATACCTTGGTCTAATCGAAGAGATGGACTTTATTAACAAGACACCTACCGATAAGCGATACTCCGGATACGGCGGTTTGCTCCTAGTCACAATCAGAACGGCGTGATATGACTTCTATGCTCATCAACAATGGCAGCCTATTGTTCTCAGGTATCTGGGCGCTATGCGAAACAATAGTTATCTTTACTGCAGCCTATAAGTTCTTTAGCAAGATGAACCGTAG